CCCAGAAGGCCCCGGCCAAGCCCGCTGCCAAACCGAAGGCCAAGGTGGCCCCGGTTCCTGCCCCGCGCATCAGCCGCGCGACGGCAAATCCGCCCGCCGGTCCAACTGGGCGCGGCGGAATGCGGAATGTCGACACTTCGGCGGCGAAGCCTGCCGGCCCGGCTGGCCGTGGCGGTATGCGCGGGATGGACACTTCGGTGGCAACGCCCAAAGGTCCGGCTGGCCGTGGCGGCAAGCGCGGTGCGCCGGAAGTCGCGCGGCCCGAGGGCTTCACCAAGAAGAAGCGCACGGGCGGCATCTTCGGCCTCGACATCATCAAGAACGACTAGACAGAAAAATACGCACGACCTATAAGGGGTTCACGTATCCAACTACGTGGACCCCTTATTCATATGCGCACTGTTGTCGACCCCACGCTGCGCCCGGCCTATGTCTGGGTCTATCGCGCCATTCACGAGGCGATCACGGAGCACGGTATCAGCCCGACCAAGGGCGAGATCACCCGCGCCGTCGGCTGCTCGTCCACCACGGTGATCAACGCCGTGCGCGAACTCAAGGCACGCGGGTTCATCACCGAGACCAAGTACGAGGCGCGGTCGATCCGGCTCGTCGACCCCGAGGTCATGGTTCGCCGCGAGCCATTGCCGCCGTGGGAGGAAGACCTTAACATCCCCAAGCTGTGGGCAACCGCTGATTGAGGATCAAGAAATGGCAAAGTCACCCGCCTGGACCCGTAAGGAAGGCAAGAACCCCAAAGGCGGTCTGAACGCCAAGGGCCGTGCCAGCGCGAAGGCGCAGGGCATGAACCTGAAGCCGCCGGCCCCGAAGCCCAAGACCAAGGCCGACGCCGGTCGGAAAGCCTCATTCTGCGCACGCATGAGCGGCATGAAGAAGAAGCTGACCTCGTCCAAGACGGCCAACGACCCAAATTCTCGCATCAACAAATCACTGAGGGCCTGGAATTGCTGACACTCGTTTCCTTCGACTTCATCCAACCGTCAAAGTTGCTGCTCGGCCTCAGCCCCTACGACTATGTGGCTGTCGGCCCCAATGGCGAAGTGCTCGGGCGCGGGCGTAGCAAGGAAGCGATCCTCGCTACGCCCGGCGCGACCGGCTACTTCAACCTGAAGGAAGCCTCGCCTATCGACCTTGAGAAGAAAGCCCCGCCCAGCTTCGATGAGAAGCCCTGGGGGTCGATTGGTCAGGTGCAGAACATCCCCGGCCAGCCGCTGATCGAACCGATCAAGGTCAACAGACCTGACCTGATCGTGTTCGACGAGGCCAGCAAGGTGACCAAGGAGCAGTACGAAGCTATGGTCGCGCCCATCAGGAAGACCAAGGCCAAGACCAAGAAGGCGAAATGATCGACATCGTCTCAGTGAACCGTAAGGACAGGCTCGCCCTCGGCGGCGACGGCGAGCTTTACCCGATCACGAACTGGCTTGATGACCGGGGCATCGAGCTAGACGACCCCGAAGGCGCAATTTACGCCATCGCTGGCAAGGGCGGTGTCTGGTTCACCATCTATCTTGAGCAGTTCGAACCTGTGGCGACACAATGAGCACCGACAAAGTCGTAGCGTTCCCCGGCATCACCAAGCTCGACATCCCGGCGAAGCGCATCCTGCGCAAGGCCATCAAGGAAAAGGTGACCGAGGTGGTGATCTGCGGCTACGACGAGGATGGTGAAATGTTTATCGCCTCGTCCATCGCCAGCGGCCCCGAAATCATGTGGCTTTTGGAAGTGGGCAAGATGCGGCTGCTTGAAGCCTTCAAGGAATTGGGCGGGGAATGAGCCTCGACATCGACCTCGACATTGATGTCGCGCTGAAAAACATCCACCGGCTCAAGCCGGAGGACAAGGCGCATGTCATGCGGTTGCTCGACGAGCGCGAGCGGCTGAAGAAGCTGGAAGACGCCCGCGAGCATTTCCTGCCCTTCGTGAAAATGATGTGGCCGGGGTTCATCCCCGGCCCGCATCACGTCCTCATGGCCGAGGCATTCGAGCGCGTGGCGCGGGGCGAACTGAAGCGCCTCATCATCAACATGCCGCCGCGCCATACCAAGTCGGAACTCACGAGCTGGCTGCTCCCGGCGTGGTTCCTCGGCAAGTACCCCAGAAAAAAGATCATTCAGGCCTCGAACACCGAAGCGCTCGCCGCCGGGTTCGGTCGCCGCGTTCGTAACCTCATTTCGGGTGAGGCCATCGAGGGCGATGACGACGCCATCCCGGTCGGGTTCACCGATGTGTTCCCCGGTGTCCATCTCGCCAAGGACAGCCAGGCGGCAGCCGGCTGGCACACCAACAAGGGCGGCGAGTACTTCGCCATTGGTATCTCCGGTAAGGTTACCGGTAAGGGCGGTGACATCGTCATCATCGACGACCCGCACTCGGAACAGGAAGCACGGCAGGCTGAAACCAGCCCCGAGATTTTTGACGGCGTCTACGAGTGGTACACCTCCGGCCCCCGTCAGCGTCTCCAGCCCGGCGGCGCGATCATTATCGTGATGACGCGCTGGTCGAAGCGCGATCTCACCGGTCAGGTACTGAAGAAGGAAGCGGAGCTTGAAGAGGGCGAGTTCGGTGATCGCTGGGAGGTGATCGAGTTCCCCGCGATCCTCGACGAGCACTCTGAAGAGGAGCGCAGCCTCTGGCCCGCGTTCTGGGCGCTCGACGATCTCAAGGCCACCCGCGCCGTTCTGCCGGTGGCGAAGTGGAAAGCGCAGTACCAGCAGCAGCCGACCTCGGAAGAGGGCGCGATCATCAAGCGCGAGAACTGGCGGCGCTGGGGCAGCTATGACGACGACTGCCCTGCGGAGCATCTCAAGACCGCGTGGGAAAATCTGGAGCCGCCGCCTTGCGAGTTCATCATGGTGTCCATCGATACCGCGATGAAGAAAAACGAGCGGGCGGACTATTCCGCCTTCACGACATGGGGTGTGTTCAAGGTTGATGACCCCCAGACCGGGCTGCCGATCAACAACATCATCCTGCTCAGCGCCTGGAAGGCCCGCCTTGAGTTCCCGGAACTCAAGAAGAAGGTCCGCGAGTTCTATCTCGAAGACACGCCCGACACGATCCTCATCGAAGACAAAGGCTCTGGCATCAGCCTGATCCAGGAACTGCGGTCGATGGACATTCCCGTCGAGAACTTTTCCTACGGGCGCGGCACCAAGGGCATGTCAAACGACAAGGTCGCTCGCGCCAACATGGTCGCCGACATCTTTGCGTCCGGTTACGTCTGGGCACCCGAACGGCGATTTGCCGACGAGTGCATTGAGGAATGCGCGGAATTTCCGTATGGTGATCACGACGACTACGTGGATAGTGTCGTACAAGCCCTATTGCGTTTCCGTGCCGGGGGCTTCATTCGCACTGCCAATGATGCCGACGATGATTGGGACAACCCGCGCCCGCGCCGCGCCAAGAGGTACTACTGATGGCCCAGATTGAACGTAAGACCGGCCTGCCGAACGTGCTGGACACCCCCGAGAAGGAGTTTCTGGCGGAGGACGGCGAGGGGTTTGATATCTCAATCGAAGACGCCGTCACTTCGGAGACCCCTGACGGGGGCCTGATCGTCGATTTCAGCGGCACTTCGCTGGACGAAATGGCCCAGCCGGGCGCTTTTGACGGCAATTTGGCCGAAGAAATCGAAGAAAGCACCCTCCAGAGCATCGCGCACGAGATCATCAATCTCGCCGATGACGACGAAGAAAGCCGCGCCGAATGGCGCAAAACCTACGCAAACGGGCTGAAATTGCTCGGTTTGAAGTACGAACAGCGCACCGAACCGTGGGAAAATGCCTGCGGCGCGTTCCATCCGATGCTTTTGGAAAGCGTGATCCGCTTCAACGCCGAGATGATGGCCGCGCTGTTCCCCGGCGCTGGCCCGGTCAAGACGCAGATCATCGGCGCGATCACCGAGAAGAAGGAAAAGGTCGCGAAGCGCATCCAGCGCGACCTCAACAATCTCGCGACGCGCGTCATCAAGGGTTTCCGCGACGAAACCGACCTGATGATGTTCAACCTGCCGCTCGCCGGCACGACTTTCCGCTCGTGGCGCTATGACGAGGTCCATCGTCGCCCGGCGGCGCACTATATCCTGCCCGAACACCTGCTGATGCCCTACAGCGCGGCGAGCCTCGACAGTTCGGATCGCTTCACGATCATCCTGAACAAGACGGCGAACTGGATCAGGGCCAAGCAGGCCTCAGGCTTCTATCGTGACACCGACCTCGGCCCCGCGCCGCAGGTCTACAACGACCCGATCACTGAAGAGAAGGATCGGATCGAAGGGCGCACCAACTCGAACGACGCGGACGATCATCCGCATCGGCTCTACGAGTGCCACATCCTCTATTATATCGAGGAAGACCCCTACAATCAGTCGGGCGAGCCGCTGCCCTACGTGATCACGGTCGACAGCGACAGCCACGAGGTTCTCAGCATCCGCCGCGAGTGGCGCGAGGATGACCCGACCTGTGAGCGTGTGCGCACCGTCATCCAGCACAAGTACATGCCCGGCTTCGGCCCGTATGGTATCGGCCTGATCAACATTCTTGGTGGCCTCACAGAAAGTGCCACCTCGATCCTGCGACAGCTCGTCGATGCTGGCACCCTGAGCAACCTGCCCGCTGGCTACAAGGCCAAGGGGATGCGTATCAAGGACGACAGCGATCCTATCGGCCCCGGCGAGTGGCGCGACGTGGAAGTTTCCGCCGGTACGCTACGCGAGAACTTCTTCCCGCTGCCCTACAAGGAGCCGTCGACGGTTCTCGCCGGGCTGCTCGGGCAGGTGGTCGATGAAGGCCGTCGCATCGGTTCCGTGGCCGACATGAAGGTCACCGACATGACCGGCCAGAACATGCCGGTCGGCACGACGCTCGCCATCATCGAACGCTCGATGAAGGTGATGACGGCGGTCCAGCAGCGGCTCTATGAAAGCTTCACGCAGGAATTGAACGTCCTCTATGAGATCGTCCGCGATTTCATGCTCGACCAGCCGTACCCGTTCACGATGGCGGAAGACGAGCAGGACGCCACCCGCGAAGAAGACTACGGCATGAATGTCGATGTCATCCCGGTCGCTGACCCGAATGCCACGACGATGGCGCAGCGCATCATGCAGATGCAGGCCATCACGCAGCTGATGCAGCAGGCCCCCGGCATCTATAATCAGAAGGCCGTGCATCGGCAGATGATTATGATCCTCGGGTCGGATCAGGCTGACCTGTTCGTGCCGCCGGATGAAGATATCCAGCCGCGCGACCCGATCACCGAGAACATGGACCTGATCAACCAGAAGCCGGTGAAGGCGGGCGCAGCGCAGAACCACGAAGCGCACATCGCCGTCCACATGGCCGCGATCCAGGACCCGAAGCTTCAGGGCATGATGCAGCAGAACCCCGCCGCCGGCGCGATCATGGCTGCGGCTGCGGCCCATATTCAGGAGCACCTCGCGTTCCAGTACCGGAAGCAGATCGAAACACAGCTTGGTGTTCCGCTGCCCCCGCCCGGCGAGCCGCTGCCGGAAGAGGTCGAGTACCAACTCGCCTCCATCGTGGCCGACGCGGCGCAGAAGCTGCTCGGCGTCAACCAGATGGAACAGCAGGCCAAGCAGGCCGAACAGGCCGCGAACGACCCCA